AAGATCGACCCCCGCCGGCAAGCGGTCGAGAACTTCGGCAACAACCAGACTGGCTGGATGCTGGCAACCTCGGTCGAGGGTATCGGCACCGGTGAGCGTGGCGACCAGTTCGTGATCGATGACCCTCTCAGCGCCAAACAGGCCGACTCTCCGACGTACCGCCAGGCCGCTCTTAAATGGTTCTACGAGACCGTTCCGTCGCGTCTCAATGATCTCGACTCCGGCCAGATCCTGATCATCATGCAGCGTCTCCACGAAGAGGACGTGGCCAACGCGGCGATCGAACTGGGTTATGACCACCTCAATATTCCCATGCACTTCGATCCGGAGCAAATCCGCAAACCCACCTCGATCGGATGGACCGATCCGCGGACCAAGCCGAACCAGCTGATGTGGCCTGAGCGTTTCTCCGAGAGCGCCGTCATCAAACTGGAGCAATCCCTCGGCCCATATGCATCGGCCGCGCAGCTCGAGCAGACACCGGTCCCCCGCACCGGCGGTCTGATTGAGACGGACCTGATAATCATGAAAGAGCAAGCCCCGGCGTCCATCATGGACCCGGACAACCCAGACATCATCCGGGTCCGGGCGTGGGACTTCGCCGGGTCAAAGGGAAAAGGCGCCTATACCGTCGGCGCGCTGCTGGCCACCGATATCACCGACCTGGATCGGTCGCTGTATATTCTCGATGTCCGCCGGCAGCGCCTGAACCCGGCCGGGGTCCGGTCACTTGTCTTGAGTACCGCCGAAGACGACCCAGCTGGCACGGTAATCTTGTATCCGAAAGACCCCGGCCAGTCCGGGTTGGACCAAGTCCAGTCATATGCTACCCTGCTCGAAGGATATTCACACAAGGCAGAGCCACAAACAGGATCGAAGGAAGAACGAGCGGAACCTTTTGCAGCCAAGGTCGGTGCATCTCAAGTCTATCTTCTCGAAAAGGGATGGACGGATCACTATAAACAAGAACTTCGCTTTTTCCCGAAAGGGAAGTATAAGGACCAAGTCGATGCCACGGCATCCGCGTACAATGAAATCGCAAGGCGACTGCGCCATAAGCGGACCCCAGAAGTGCGGCTGGTATCAGAGTCGCAATCGAACAGAGCGAAGGTGAACTGATGGCTAAGACACCGACAAAGTCCAGCATGACAAAAGAGATCGGTGTCTCCGTCGATCGGAACCCGAGCAATCAAATACGCCCGGACGAGTTTCTGTCCCAGCTGCGCGGACAACGGGGTATCCGCCGGTTCCGTGAAATGCGCGAGAACGATGCAACGGTCGGCGCGATCATGTTCACGATCGAGCAGATGCTCCGGCCGGTGAAATGGGAGTTCAAGCCGTCTTCCGATTCCCGGGAAGCTATTGTCGCCGCCGATATCGTCAACCGGTCAATGAACCAACTGGAGATCCCGTTCACCGAGTTCATCTCGGATGCTCTGAGCTTCTTCACCTACGGGTTTTCGACGTTCGAGAAGGTGTTCCATCGCGATCCGGCAACAGGACATATCATGCTGTCGCGCCTTTCGCCGCGGCCGCAGTGGTCCATCGAGCGGATGAAAACAAAACCCTCGGGCGATCTGGTCTCCGTCGAGCAGTCTTCGTACTTCAAGCGCGTCTCTATCCCGGCCGAAAAGGTGGTCCACTTCCGTACCACCCCGGAGAATCAGAATCCCAGCGGGCGCAGCGCCCTGCGAAACGCCTACGTCTCCTATTATCGGTTATCTCATCTGCAAGAGATCGAAGCGATTGCCATTGAGCGGGAGTTGAACGGTCTCCCTGTCGGCCGTATCCCGTCCAGTTTCCTCGGGGCGAACGCTACTTCCGACCAGAAGAATGTCCGTTTCGAGATGGAGAAGATTCTCCGTGAGATCAAGAAGAACGAGCAAGGCTTCATGCTTCTTCCGTCCGAGCTGCAGACAGACGAGGAAGGAAAGTTGTCGACCAAGTATCTTGTCGACGTCCAACTCCTGTCCTCGAACGGAACCCGGGACATCGACGTCTCCAAGGCCATCATACGGTATCAGCAGGACATCGCCCGATCGGTCATGGCCGATTTCGTCATGCTCGGCGCCAATGACCGCGGCTCATTCGCCATGTCGTCCTCGAAGTCGGCGCTGTTCCTGAAAGCTCTGCATGGGTACATGGATAACATCCGCGGCACCCTGAAGACCCAGTTGATGCCTCAGTGGATGGAGATGAACGGTCTCCCCATCAGCGCCGCACCGGATATATCCTATGGCGTGATCCAGTCGATCAATATCGACGAACTCGGAACCTACGTCCAGAAACTGGCTATGGCCGGGGCACCTCTGTTCCCTGATGATACGCTCGAGGACCACCTGCGGTCAGAAGCGAACCTGCCGTCATCCTCCGGCGAGGGGATGCCGATCATCGACGACGACGACACGACACCGCCTGATGAGGAGCAACAGTGACCCTCTCCGAGATCGAACGTCAGTTGCACGAGAATCCTGGTCCGCTCCTCCGGAGCGCCGGATTGCCGTCGGATGCGGTGTTCCTCCCGCGCCGCATCCGACGTGCCATTGCCTACTACCGCCGCGCTCTCAAGTTTTCCCCGCTGGACGCACTCAAGGACGACATGCGCGACCAACGGTTTGATCCGACCCTGCACCAGCTNACCCTGCCCGACCACAAGGTCGATCAGATGTGCCAGGCATATGAGAAGCGTGCCTATGTGCAGCACTGCCGCGCTCTGGCCCGCACTGTCTCCTCCAGATTGAAGGCGTACAGCTGATGGTTAAGCCGGTCAGAAGTTGGATTGAGAAGCTGTTTCTGGTTCAGTCCCGGTTCGAGAGCGGAGAATCCGAACTCATAACCCAGATCAATCCGAACACAGCGGTCGGAGATGCGTTTGGTCGCATCCGAACAAGTGCGCCAACCACACTGTTCGACAGTCAGCTCGAGTACGACAAGCAGCCCGTTTTGTGGGACGAGAAGACGGTTGGATCAGCCACTTCGACACATCTTCAGAACGAGTCCTCCGTGGAGATGGCAGTCACTACCGCCAGTGGCGATTCGGTGATCCGTCAAACACGAGAGTATATCCGGTACCAACCGGGGAAGTCCCAGCTCATCCTGTGTTCGTTCGTCCTAGGGCCCGCCCAAGACGGAACCACAAAGCTGGTCGGGTACGGCGACGGTAAGAACGGGATATTCATCGGAGCAGACGGTGGTGGAGTGTTCGCGCTTATCCGCAGCAGCAACTCCGGCTCGGTAGACGACAGTCGAAAGGTTTACCGATCTGATTGGAACCTCAACACGTTCCCTCTGGGTACTGAATCCGGGGATGATCTGGACTTCTCCAAGACCCAAATCCTCGTCATTGATTTTGAATGGCTTGGTGTGGGTAGGGTCCGTATGGGTTTGAACATCGATGGGGTGACTTACTATTTCCACGAGTTTTTGAATGCCAATAAGCTCGATAAAGTCTACATAACAACGGCAAACCTTCCGGTAAGGTACGAAATTACGAACACCAAAGATGTAGCTTCTAATTCATCGATGAAACAAATAAGCACATCAGTTGTCTCTGAAGGTGGTCTTGAGTCAACAATAACATACCCGTTCTCCAGTGAAATCTTGGACGTACCCATTGGGAATGGGGTTGGGAATGAAACTGTTGTTTTCGCCATTCGCCAATCTCTCCTGTTCAAAGGGATAGAGAACCGGACTAGATTCCGCCCTGCGAGATATGAAATCTTGGCGGAAGGAGGAAATATTATCTCCAAAGTGGTGTACAACCCCACCTTGATCGGAGGGACTTGGTTCCAGATAGATGGTGAATACAGTTCGCTCGAAGGAAATTCGACTGCAACCTCCTATACGGGCGGTATCAATGTGGTGACAACACTCGCTCCGGGTGGTTCCGCGAAACAAGGTAATCCTGTGTTTGACGATACAATAACGGCTAGGTTGCCTTTCGGTTTAGGTATCGATGGTGATGATCCTATTGCACTGGCGCTTGTTGCATATTCGAATGTCAACAATGTAACTGCGTCATTCACATTCCAATGGGATGAGGTCCGTTGATGTCCCGTATGAATCTCTCCATATTGAAGGCGTATATCTGATGCCATACTCGAACACATCTGAACTACCCAAATCGGTCAAGGATCGTCTTTCTCCGGGCAAACAGAGGCAGTGGATGGCGACTTTCAATTCCATCTACAGCCGCACCGAAAACGAAGGACGGGCTTTCGCTGGAGCAAATGCTGCGGTGAAAAAAGCAATGGGGTACAAAAACGATAAAAGGTCTGCTACGGTGACATCCAAATCGGACACCAACAAGGCAACGCCTACGATGACATCGGTTCATGTACCCAATGCAGGCGACGACGAGAAGACCCGGAAGGCTGACTTCAAGGTTGGTGATCGTGTGGAATGGAACTCCTCCGGCGGCAAAGCCCAGGGGGTGATCCGGCAGATCGTCACGAGCGGAACTGTCCCGGGCATCGATGGTGATGTGAAGGTGACCGGGTCCAAGGACAAGCCGGCGGCGAGAATCAGCGTTCTGGATGATGACGGAAAGCCGACAGACACGACCGTCGGACATAAGCTGTCGACATTGAGCAGTCTCCGGAAAGCCGAGAGCTACACACCTCCCGAGGGGGCGAAGAACGCAGCCAAGCGTGTCTTGCGCTGGAAGGAAAAGTACGGCGACGAGGTTAACGGGATGACCAGTGTCGGCTGGAGGCGCGCCCGACAGCTGGCGTCAGGCGATGCGGTCTCTCTCGACACGGTGAAGCGCATGGCGCAGTTCGCGCGCCACAAGAAGAACTCCAAGATCGATCCTAAGTACC